CAAGAGAACACAGCTCAAGGATCTTGCCATGTTGGTCTGTCGCACCAAGAACACTCTCGTTCTTAGCTTCAGCAGCGGCCTCGCGTTGCCCGAGATGCTTCAAGCTCACCCGTTCTTTGGTGCCCTTCTCAAGTCCCAGGTCTTCGACTTCGCTGAAAACTTCGCCGACATTCTCGCTCCCATGGAGATTCGGCGTCTTTCTCACGAAGAGCACATTCGGATTCTCGAAGCCCGTAGGTCGAAGCGCCCGGTCGCCCCTAAAGCCACGCACGGTCACGCCACCATGTTTGACCGCACTAGTGAGAACCAGCGTCCCTTCTACCTCGGTTTTGCACCTCTCGAGGCTCCCGAAGACCCTGCCACCCGTCCCCCGTGCCTCTCTCCCAAGCCCAGGACCCATCTCCCCCACGTCCCGCTCTCTTCCCTGCTCGCCGCCGAGTTCCCGGAGCCCACCCAGCGTGAGCGACGAGAGCTTCAAACCGTTGCAGGCATGTCCGAGATGTTCCAGGATTCCCCGACCGACGAGATTCTTGACGCCTTCCCGAAGCACAGTTCCAAGGACGAGGTTTTTGTCGAGTTCACCTACGACGCCCGACTGAAGAGCTCGTCTTATGCAGCCAACGAACTGGAACTCAAGAGCACGGGCATTCATGGAGCTGTTCTGTTTGAGGCGCTTGCCCGGACCATGGAGCTTCCTTTCGATCAGCAGCCTTTCGATGAAGATCTCTTCGTTCACTGCATCCACGATCAGGAGTTGAAGCGTCACGACAAGTCCCTGGCGGCTCACCTCAACAATGACTCTCGTGCGGACCCCGACGAGTCTGTTCTCACGGTGACCAATTGGATCAAGTCCCAGGTCAAGAGCAAGCTTGAGGCTTTCTTTATCGAGAAGCCCAAGGCTGGTCAAACGCTCGCGACCTGTCACGAGGAAGTTATCATGCTCATCGGTCCCGTCGTCCGCTACCTTCAGGCTAAGGTCCTCTCTCACTCCCCAAAGAACGTGGTCTTCAATGTGTCTCTCTCTCCCGCCGAGCTCTCCGATCGCATCGCCCCCCTCTGGGATGACTCCAAGATCAATACCATCAACGATTTCTCGGCTTTCGACTCCACCCAGGGTGGCGAGAGCCTCAACATGGAGATCGCGATGGCCCGTCACTTCTCGATCCCGGAGGAGCTCATTCACTACTACGCTCTCTGGAAGTCACGGCAACGGTCCGCTCGCATCGGCGTCAAAGCCATCGCCCGAGACACCGGTGAGCCCGGCACTTTCTTCTTCAACACCTGTTACAATG